TTTAGCAAATCTTCTTTCATTTGATTAAAATTCATATTCTCTTTTTTTAATGTTACTTTTTCGTCAAACATACCTTCGATTGAAAATCCGCTTCCGTTATCTTTACACAACTGCCATTGCTCCTCATCTTCAATTTTCATAGCCACAACCCAACTGCCAACAGGCGCATCAATATCATATAAAGCAGTCTTATCTTTTTCTAAATCTTCAACAATCCAACTCTCTACGATTGTGCCATTTAAAGTATATTTTGAATGCTCTAAATTTGCATTACTTTGATTGCCTTTTTTAAGATACAATTCCGATGCACGTTTTATTGTTTCTTTAGAAAAATATACATAATATTCTTCCTTTGTTTTTTCGTCAAATCGATAAATCTTTTTTTCGGGAATCAATGCAACCCCTAATAAGATTTTCTTTTCATTATCGATTTTAGCAAACTGTACTTTTTTTTCTTCTGCCAAAGCAATAAACTTACTCTCCATGGCTGGAGTTCCGACTACCGAAATAGAATCCACCCCCTGTAAATCTTCATCCGATAAGAATAACTCGTATGTTTTCATAACTATATAACGATGTTTTTTTTTAGTGATATATTTTTTTTATCCAAAAGTTGAAGTAGCCACCGCATTTCGGTCGAGCGATTGCTGTGTGCTTACTTGATTACCCACGACATAAGTTTGTATAGGTCTGTTCTGCTGACCTGCTATTGTTGCTGATAATTGGTTAGTTGAACTTTGACCTACTATATTAAATTGAGGCGGAGCAGGTGCGCTTCCGCCTCCACCTCCACCTGAAACAGATGAACCACTTGAAGCACTACCAACATTTGTAGATAATATTTTTCGAAGTTGTAAAGCTGCAAACACCCCCGCTAAAGATGCTTGAACAACCGGATAAGCAGGGAATCCAATAGTAATAGGGGATTTTTGAGCAGTAGTATAAGCATTTTGCACACCCTCAATTCCACTAATGGTAGCTTGTGCAACTGCAACCGCTTTGCCTATTTTAGATCCCTTACCTGCTATTTCTGAAACTAAAGATAATCCCTGTTGAGCAAAAGCTAATTTTGCACTTAATAAAGCTTGTTCTTTTTGTTTAGCATCTTCTTTAGCTTTATCATCAATATCACCTAAATCTTTTTCAAGTTTATTTTTTAATTCTGTTTGTAATGCTGCATTTCCTGCTGCTGCTGCATATTCTTTTTCGTATTTTTGAGTTAATACAAGTTGATCATATTCAGCTTTACTCATAGTTAATTCTTGTGTTCTTAACCATTGAGCATCTTCTTTATCTATTTTTTCTTTATCTCTTTTATCGTCAATTTCTTTTTGTTTTGCATTATACTCATTATTCCATTTTTCAAATAATATATCTTTTTCTGCTTGTGTTTTTGTTAGATTATTTATTTCATCAAATTTTCTAGTCATATCTAAATCTAACTTATCTTGATCTGTTTTTGCTAATCTTGTTGCTGCATCATCATCAAACTTTTTATTTAAATTTTCAATTTCTTTTTTGTGTTCTTCAATAGATTTTCTTTCTTCATCATTTATCTTTTTAAGAAAATCATTTTTATCTTTTATAGATAAATTATTATCATTATTAACTAACTCTCTTTGTTGTTTAAATGATAATTGTGTATCTTTTAATTTTTCTTCAATGGCTGTTTTTTCTTCAGCTTGTCTTTCTTTTAAAGCTGTTTTTCTTGCATCATCAGCTTCTTTTTGGTCTGCAGTTTCTTGCCTTAACAACATTTTTCTTTGTTTGTTAAGTTTTATACCTGTCATTGCATTTTCAGTTTCTGCTTCATTTAAGGCAACCGTAGCATCACGGATTTCACCTTTCATTTTCTTTTCAGCTTCACCACCTAATGCTGCTGCCTTTGCTTTTAATATCTTTAAATCTTCAGCGGCTATTCTTGTTTTTTCTTTACTTGATGAAATTTCCGCTTTTGTTACTTCTTCTAATGCTTTCTTTTTTTCTTTTATTGATGCAGTTTCGTCTGTTAATATTTCACGAGATTGTACAAGTAATTTATTTGTTTCAGATTGAGTAACCGCTTGTATTTTTCTTGCTTTGTCGTTTGCTTGTTGTTGTTTCTCTAAATTATAAAATATTTTAGCTGTAGTGCCATCAACTGCATTACCTAATTGCTTATAAGATTCAGCAGCCTCATTGTTGGCTTTTTTCATATCTTGGGCAGCTCCCTTAAAATCTAAAGTTAAAAATTTATAAGCCGCAGTTGTTACATTTATTAAGGCTCTTGCAAATCCAAATATTGCATCTTTAACTTGTTCACCTACTGCTGCAATTCCAGCAAAAGCCGCTTTTATTTCTTTGCCACCTGCAACTGAACTTTGAAAAGCTTCATATAAAAATTTTAAAGAAACTACAATAGCTGCAATTATAAGTCCAATGGGATTTGCTACAACTTCCCACATTTTTAAAATCAAACTATTAGCGCCTTTAGCAGCACCTGCAAAGGCAGGATTTAATCCTGCTATTCCATCGGTAATACTTGTAAGTTTACCTTTTAGCATATCGGATTTACTTAACGAATTAGTTAAATTTTCACCGCCTTTACTTGCTTCATTTAAACCTTTAGATATTGATTGTATTTTTGTTTCAGCTCCTTGTGAAACTACATCTATTTCAATTACTTTCTTAATAGCCATCTTTTATATTGTTTAATCGTTTCCTTAAAAGTTCTTGGATAACGATAAGCACCTTTTGCAAATTCTATATTTTCGCTTCCGTTATAAAAATCCATTGTGTTTAATAATTCTACTATTTTCCCTATCATTGTGTTTGTGTTATTGTTAATGTAAAAGTCTCAATACCGATAACCACATCTAATTCCATGCTTCTTTCTAAAACTGGATTTGTTATTGCAGCGGTATATTCTGAAACTTTGATTAAAAGATATGCACTTGTATTCCCAAAAGTATTTTCTAAATCAACCCATCCTACACCATCGCCTGTATCAACTTTAGTAACTACATAAGGACTATTCGCAAGTATTTTTAAATCATAATCTTGCGGCCCACTTGTAACAAATAGCTCTGTGTACTGAATTTCATTTTCAAATGGCGAATATTGTGGTAAATAATAGTAGGTTGCATCCGCACTTATATCAGTTGTGTCAACCGAATATTCAATAGTATCAACTGTAATCGATATAATTGAGTTTATACTCTTAAAAGGTAGTCCTATATAGTTCAATAGTTCATAATTTACCTCTCCAGTGGTAAGATTAGACCTCATTGAGTTGATAATATATGCCCTATCGCTTATTTGTATCCTATCATTTAGGTTAATATCAATCATTTTGCCTATTGGTAACTGCGCTCGGTAGTTGCCTAATCGTCTTTTACTTGAATATAAGTCTGAAATATAGTCCTGCCAATAGTTGCTGAATAGATTATTTGTTATTTCAGAGTACAAAAACGTACTTACATCAGCAGAAAAGTTTACCGATTGAGTAGCTTGGTCAAAAATGCTATCATTTTCAGTCGATGTAAACCAAGTATAATCTAAATCAGAATGCTCATCTGCCTTAATTGGCAAGTCATAAAACTGATATCCAGCACGATAAAATAAATAAGGCTTTCCGATATATGGTTGCAAAGTTTTGTCAATAGACTTTCCAACTTGAACGTTAGTAATATCGTCTGTTGATCTATCTGTTAATCGCTCAAACATTAAGTTATCAAATTGCGTTTCAATTTTTAATTCACCACCATCAATATCGTAGGTAGTAGCCAAATCTCCATAACCTAAATCAAGTCCGTTCCCTTCTCTAAATCGTTCATTTAATATTTGCCCCGATTTTTGATGTTTAAAATCTATACGTTTAAACAACCTTGGTTTTTTGATTGTAATATCTTTCGTGTCTATGTATTTGGTAATATCGACTAATTTACCCTTACTATACCAATCATCCAAAGGAATAAAAGAAAATTTATTATTCGAAATTGGTGTTAAAACCAAATTGAACATTTTTATAATTGAAGTTATAAAATCTCTAACTTTTAGTTTTGGTATTTGTTCAGATATTTGTAAAATCGAATTAGCTGTTGTTTGACTTGATGAAGTTGCAGTTAAAATTCTTTTTGTAGTCGAAACAGGTGGCCAATCTAATGGATAGTAATATATCCAACCTTCATATCTTAATTCAGATGTAAAAGTTAAATTACCTCCTATACTTGAAACTTTAAAAGTAAACAAATGATTTGAGGCATCTCCATCTTCTCTATTATTGTAAATTTGAGTATTTGTAGTTTGAAATAAATTATTATAGGTATTGTATAAAACACCATTATCAAAAACTTCTAAAACATAAGGATAAGCAGATGTTGTAATTATTTTAATAAATACTTTTGCTCTTTTATTATTTGGTCTTATATTATAAGCACTAAAATTAGTATCCCAATCTATGGCAACCGAATTAGTAGTAATATTAATCTCTGGACTTGGAACATTCCATGGAGCATTAATTGTTGCCAAACTTGTATAATTTATACTTAATGCTGTTGAAAGAATTTTTATTTCACCTGAATAAGAATGCAACCACATGAACAAATTACCAAAAGCAGCACGATTTAAAAACTCCCTATCAAATGAAATATTATATTTATTTTCAATAGCTTCTATTATTCTAATTACTCTTAAAGCAGGTTTTAAATCAGTGTATTTTATCTCTCCTAAAACATTTGTAATATCATCAGTATTTGCTGTTCCGATTTGAAAGTTTCTTATGCTTGAAATTAATGGATAATAAACATCGCCATTATTTATACTTTCATCTTGTGTTGCATCAAAAACAATACTCCTCGTAAACTCATGGTCAAACTCTGACAAGTCTAAAACTGTCAACTCATCATCTCCAAAACTATCAGATAAGTTTACTACTTTTGAAAAAAAACGAATTGTATAGCTTGTAGGTTGAGCATTTTTTAACTTAACATCTTCCAACTGAATTAATCCAAATCTAAAAGGTAAACTACCAATCTCAATCAACGAGCTTACTCTAATGTTAGGGTTAAAACTTCCATCGACATCAGAGTTATAATAGTGTTGAAATATTTGGTTATTGGTATCACTTGCCGGAACTGTAAACGACTGCGAAAAATCGCTGAACGTTTTTGAAATATCGTTTATATTAGAAACGCTTGAATTTAACTCAAAGTTTTCATCCTTAAACAAATCAACCTTTATAAAATTATCCTGATTGTTTATATCTAATATGTATAGGTTAGTTCCTATCATTATTGTACGTTATTTATAATGTCAAATGAATATTTAAAGTTAAAAGAGTATTGTATCAACTTGTCATTTAATTGCGTTTTGTACGCTACGGATTTGCTTTCTAAATTTACCGGAAGTATCTCGCCATCTTCAATAAACCATTTCTTCTCTGACAATAACATTTGCTTTACATTCTCATTTTCTTCTTCATTTAAATAATCAGTATTACAAATAATTGCACTTCTTCCGTTTAAATTAAAGGTGCTGTATTGGTGATCCGTTGTGTTGTAAATCCCAAAGTTAGAAGTCAACCCTCTGTAATCTTCGCCATCAACTTCATCTGTTATTTTGTTTACCAACGTAAGAAAAAACGATTGTGGAAATCCGAACTTATTTATAAATACGCAGTTGATAACCGGATATCTACAACCATCTAAAACATTGTAAGTAATTGTGCGAGTTTCATCCTCGAAAACAAACTCACAAGTTATAACATCGCCTGTGTCGTAATCTTTTAAATTTATGCTTTGAATGTACTCTGTATTCAAATCTAAATTTGCAGTTATAGTTATTGGAGTTCCATTTACTTCTAAAGAAGTTAATTCATCAGTTATAAAATACAACCTATTATCCTCATCTCTAAAATGCCTTTGATTGTTATTTGATATCAAAACCTTGCTTGATAGTTGTGGATTGAAACCCTCATTAAAATATCCATAACCATACATTGCTAAAAGAGTTCCTTCAACTTGGAAAACTTGATCGTTATAATCAAAACACAAAGCGTTATATTTTACCCAACATGTTGCATCGGGTTGCGTTGGTTGAACTCCTGCCAAAAGATAATTATCAATAGTAGGATTTGTATTCTCTTTTATCAAATGGTTAATGTCAAATGATATTGTGCTTTGTCCTAACTGAACAACCTGTTTTGATAGTTCATAGTTCGGTAGTGTTGGCATTGTATTTACATCCGGACTATACGCAAAGAACTCCATTGTTACCGTATCAAATAAAACGTTTGGAGTTATGCGTAAAGAATAGGTGCTTCTTACTAAAGCATAAGTTAATGCTAACTCAACATTGGTGTTAATTATTTCATAAGTAATTCCGGCAGTTCCGCTGTAACTTATATTGATATTACCCTCGCTTGAATTGTCAGGCTCAACATCACAATGAACTATATTAGCAGTTCTTGTAAAAGTAATATAATCGGGAACTGCAAATGCTTGTAAATATGTCAGTAAATTTGTTGCTGAAGCGTTAACATCAACTCCAATCAATATATCGTCTGTATTTACCGGAGTGGTTTTAAAAATCCCGCTAAAATAATTGGTTTGAAATTCACTAACTACATTAACGGAAAATAAAAAACTTACTCCATTTGTAGGGTTGCTATCTAATATTACATTAAGCCTTTTTGCCATCTTCTAAACTATATTTTAAAAACGATTCAACATCTAATCCGTATGCTTCTAATATTGTATTGTCTAATCCTTTAAATCCAATTTCAAAAGCATCAGTAAAAAACAAACTCGGCCTTAATCCTGTGTTAAATATCGACCTTCTAATATTAAATAACATTTGTGATCTACTTGCAAACTTTCCATTTGCTCTCGGTGCTATTCCTTTTCTAATTACCCAAGCGTTAATAGCAGTTTTAAACATTCCTTTCGGTGCTGTCCCTGTTCCAAATTTGTACGGACTACTTGGAGCTTTATTACTTGACTTTGCACCCTTAACTCCCAAATCTTGAAACGTTCCATAATCTTCCATCGAGAATGAAATCTCAAAGCTATTAGCACTTACTTTAAAATCGCCACTAATTGACTTTGATAAATTCCCTGTTGCATTCTTGCCCTTCTTTGCTAAATTAGTTCTCGCTTTTGAAACAACCTCATTGATAAATTGCTTTAATGCTATTTCGGTTTGCTTTTTAGGTACAGACATTAATTTCGTTGTTAGGAATTATCAACTCTAATTCAGTTCGCCATCCATCCAACAAGTTCATATCTTCAAATATGATAGGTGTTAAAACAGGCACGTTATTTAACTCTATTTTATCAGCATTATTTTGAAGCCTTAACTTGGTAACTAATCTATTTAAAACAGCGTGGCAGGTGTTAAGATTATCCAACTCATTATCGTTTTGCAACCATTTATCAGTTACTATCTTTTTACTTATATTCCTTAAATCCACCACAGCAACCTCAAATGTGAATGATATAAATTGATTGTCAGCAGTTGAAGATGTAACTTGCAAGTGAGCTAAAGGGAATATATTTTTTTTATTTATATCCATTCCGGACTTCAACCCATGAACAATAGTATGAACATTTACATCCTCTTGAAGTAACTCTTTTAATAGTTCAATCGTTAAATAAAATCCTCTCATTTGTTTTGCTTTTTAATCATTTCAGTTGCGCACTCTGCTTTTTCTTTTTCAAACTCCAATATCCTTAACGTTTTTGTAATTGGATATTCCAATATTTCTTCTTCTTCTTTGTGGTTCAATTCTGCTAAAGCTCTGATGCTAACATACCATCCCCATTTTGCATTAAATAGGCTCTCCCTTGTTTGCTCTTTTTCAAAATAGACATCGAATAGTCCACCATGTACTTTTCGCAATCGTTCAGTAAAGCGAAAAAAAAAGCACACGCACCCAAATAATACTCACTTGGCGCATCTTTAAATATTTCATTTGTTCCGGTATATGGAGCAATATCGTAAAAAGGCTCTGTTCTTTTAAACCAATTACGTTTGTACTTTACAACAGGACGATATAATATTGACATCGCCTTATAAAACGTTTCCGGCTTGGCCATATACATTTCCAAATCGATATATTCAGCAGTTGAAAGATTATCTAATTTTGGGATGAATCCGTAGTGAACACCTTTGTAAATAAATCTACGATAAAAATTAGGATTGCTATTTAAAGCGTTTGTTACCATTTCAGTTATTTCTTGAAAGTCTTTTAACTGTAATAGATTGCTGTTTTCAATCTCACAAAAGATTGATACTAAATCTTGATTAGTCTGCTCCGAGTTTTGAAACTCTACAAATTGATTTAGTGTAATATCCTGTAATGTTGTTGGTATGTTTATCTTCATACCAATATAACGACAAAAAAGCGTTTTGATTTTATCTAAAGTCGGAAGCTGTCTTTTGAGTTTTTATTCCTATTGTTTCCATTTCATGATAGCGAACTGCATCCATGGCGTGGTTAAACATATCTATTGGCTTGTTTGTTTGGCTTCCCGTACGTTTGTCCTTATCCCAACTATATTTCCTAAATTCATTTATAAGATTAGTTGATGACTTTGTAATAAGATAATCCTGTTCCTGCATTATTTGAATACCAAAGTTAATACTATCAGCTCCTTTTTTAACACCGGTTGCGTTTAATCCTAACCGTCTTAATTCTGCTATTGATTTAGGCTCAGCACTATCACAATAGCAAGGTAAACGATTGGTAACATACTTTGATATTTGAGCGTTTGATAATTGTGTTTGATAGCATATCTCGTTTAATATCCTTTGATTATTCCATTTATAAACTTCTATGATTGCAGTTGGATCATTTGTGTATCCAAAGTCAATTCCTGTACCTAATAACTTTGCATCATTCGGAATAGTATCTATTTGTTTCCAATTATTAAAAATAACACCCTCAAGGCTTCCTATCTGACCAAGTCCGTAAACATTCCACCAATTAGCCCAATAAGAAGAAGTTAAGGCTTTATCTTTTGCACGTTCTATTTCGCTTACTATGGCCTTATCTAAGGCCTCATTATCTTTATAGGTAAGTATTACAAAATCTGAATTTAAATCGCTTAAAAGCTCTGTGTGTACCCAAAACTCGTTTGTTGGATTGTAGTCTAAATAAATAAACTTTTTAGTTCTAATTGATAGCTGCTGATAGCTTTCGAATGTTACATTGTTGCACTCGTTTATAAATAAAATATCACGCCTTGCACCTCGAAGTTTGTCAGGCATATCGGCAGAGAAAAACTCAATATAACTGCCGTTGCTAAAAGTATAAATTAGATTTGATTTATTCCAATTATCATCTTTGAAGTTGGAAGTCCATTGCATTATTTTAATAAAGTCTTTAATTGCACCACGCCTTAAATGCGGTATGCTTTCAGCAACTATTGATATCTCGCTGTTGGGAGTTTGAATAGCATATTGAATAAGCAAAGGGATAATGCTAAAGGTCTTTGATGAAGAAGTGCCACCTTGAACAATACGCACCCGCTTTTTAAGATTGCTTATTTTATTCTGCGCTGTCGTTTTCGTCAACATCTAAATCGATTGTTTTAAATATTGGTTTCTCAACTTCTTCAACTGCATTGTGTGTCATAGATAGTTTGCGCAGCTCTTCAGGAGTGGATATTAATTTCATCAATCCCATTTGCAAAGTTGGATTGTCAGATTGATACCACTTGGATCGCATTGATGTTTTAATTTGAGTTTTGTTAATTGAAATTAACTCTTTTAAGCTATCCAATTCATCCGACTTATTAGGAAAAAAATCATAAAAAGTTGAACGACTGCAAGGCAAAAAGTCAGGGACTTCATCCATAAAAAACAATTTATGTTTAACTACCATTTCCTTTGCCTGTTCAAATATTTTAATTCTGTCGTATGCCATTGCGTTTTATTTCAAGTGTTGGGTCTAACTTCTTCATTCGGTCTATTATTACTTGGCAGTATTTCGGGTCAAACTCAATTACTCTTGCTTTTCTTTTTAGTTGCTCACAAGCTACCATTGTAGTTCCACTTCCTCCAAATGCATCAATTACGATATCACCTTGCTTTGATGAGTTTTCTATTTGATACGAAAATAATCCAATTGGCTTCATAGTTGGATGTTCTCCGTTTCTTGATGGTCTATCCCATTCAATAACAGTTGTTTGCTTTCTATCTGAATACCATTTATGACTATCACCAGGAAGCCATCCATATAAGCACGGCTCGTGTTTCCATTGGTAATCCTGTCTTCCCATTACCATTGAATTTTTTACCCATACTAATTGTTGCTTTAATAACCATCCTGCATCAACCATTGCTTTTCCAAAATTTGCAATTTCGCTATGTGCATGCCATACATATATAGCTCCTCCCTTTTTTACTGCAGTAGTTAATGCTGAATAAAAATCATAAAGAAATTTATAAAAATCATCATTACCCATATTATCGTTATCAATCTCAAGAGCATCTTTTGTTTTACCTTTATAAGCAACATTGTATGGTGGGTCTGTTACACACATATCCGCTTTCTCTCCATTCATTAACTTTTCAAATGTATCTGTTTGAGTACTGTCTCCGCAAAATAATCTATGCTCTCCAATCTCAAACAAGTCTCCTAATACTATATCTGTTTCAATTCCTCCGTCTGGCACTTCAAAGTCATCCTCTTCGGCTTCTAATACTTCAGTATTAAAATCAATCGGCAAATCTAAACCCCATGCTTCCAATTCTTCACTATCCCATTCATTTGCTAATACTTCCCAATCCCACTCGCCACCGCTTGTATTATCTTTTATTAAAAACTCCCTTTGTTGATCTTCGGTTAGGTCAGTTACTATAATAGGTATTTCTTTTAGTCCGGCTTCTTTACAGGCCTTATATCGCATATTGCCGCCAAGTATAATCATATCTTTATTGACTACAATAGGTCTGATATTGAGCATTTCAGGAAAGTCTTTTATAGACTGCACTAACTTTTTAAACTTATCGTCTTTAATTAAACGAGGGTTGTTTGGGTTAAGTTTAACATTCTGTATTTTTTCTAAAATCATAAAAGCTTCTTTAGTTTCTTGATAAATGAGTTCCAAACTCCAGAGCAGTTAGTGCATGGATCAAATGGTTTCACTCGATAGCATCTAAAATATATGCTTGAGATTTTATTTTGCATCTCTTTATTTAGTTCAGATGGATTGGATGCAAACAACGTGCCTAAATATTCACGTTCATCATCTTCTAATTCCAATGCTCCAATCGGGAAAAGGTTATTGAGTTTTTCTTTTCTTTTTGTGCAGCCATCACATTCTTCAATTCCGATTGCCTCGGTTATGGTTGCTATTATATCTCCCGCTCCTGTAATTTTTTTACGTCGTCCCATATTTGCTCTTTTGTTTTTTTTACTGTTTTTTGAATTACTAAAAGATTTATGCCAGTTTGTCGAGATAGTTCTCGTTGGCTCATCTCTTGGGTTGTAACTATTAAAAGCTCACGTTCAAAAAAAGGTAAATGTTTTACTTTTTTTAATGTTATTTCTTTAATTTCGTCTAAATTAAAATCGTAAGTATCTGCGAAGATATTAAAATTATCAATTAGTTCAACTGTTTTTGTTTTTTTATCTTTTAATCTGTCAAGCCAAATTGATTTAATGGCAAAGTAAATATAAAAATCATTGACCTTTTTGTCGTAGTTAGCAAATTTAAGATACATGTCCTGGACAATATCGTCAGCGGTATCATGACATTTACAAATGTGAAATGCCATCTTTCGCCAATCTTTATCTCGCTTTGCTAATTCTTCAAGCATTCATTAAATTTTTAATGACAATATTTTTTTTAATCTCATCATATAATTCAGTATTAAACTCTAAAATATATTCGAGGCCATTTAGCATGATCCCCATTTGTTCAGCATCCAATACATAAATGCCAATCACATCTGCGATGACAAAATCGAAGTTCCTAAATTCAGGAGCTTCATCGTATTGGCTTATTAAAACTTTCGGCTGCTTCATAAAAACAAAGATATATAAAAAATAATTACAAAAATGTTTGGTAGTTTATTATAAATAACTATATTTGCTTATTATTAATTATTAAATCAAAAATTATGAAAACATTTTTATCAAAACAAAAGTACCAAGTTTACGCAATAGGATTTATTGCAGTATATTTTTTAACCCGATTTTTATATTAAATTATGAGTATTAGAGCAAAACAAAAATTCTATAACCAGGCCGTAACGCTTGGAATAGATTTAAAGGATTTGGATGTTGAGAGATTAGATTTTTCAGCACCATTGAAACACAAAAGCAGTTTTAAGAAACGAGCTTCAGAAATAAAAGAAATGTATAACTATCGCTTCCCTGTTTATGTAGAGCCTCGAAGTTTTGATTTCGGATTGTTTAACATTGAATTTAAAAGAAAATGACAGATCAAGAAAAAAACGAATTAGACTTTGTCTTAAAGACCGGATTGAAATGCGCTATTGGAATAGCAGTATTCTTTTTTGCATTACTAATTTTAACATCTATCCTATGAAAAAATTAATATTAGATTCGATAAAAGATTTTTGTAATGAGAATTATAATTGGTTCGATTACTATATTAACTCCAAAGGCTTTGAAATTTACGATGAAGATTTTAATTGTATTGCGGTAGTTGATTTTGAGATTGAGGTTGAGGTATATCGTAAGCCATGCACCGGCAATTATTTTAATCCACCGGAAACAGGTGAATGTGATTTTATACTTTACGAAATTATTGTTCAGGAAATGTATAACTCAAAAGGCAAATTACTGCCAAACTATAAAATAAAATTACAAAACGAATTGGATAACGTAAAAGGTAAAATAATATAAACTGTCCTAAAAAATCGGACACTTAAAACTAAAAACTTATGAAAAAAGAAAAGAATCTCGGAGGCAGACCTAAAGCATTTATTGACGATGTGGCTGTTGTTTTGCCTATTTCAGTTCCAAGTAAAGAGCGTGAAAAATTGCGGATAAAATGGAACAAAGATTTAGATCAATTTAGAATTAAAAAATAAATTTGTTTATTAATTATAAATTACTATCTTTGCTTAACAGTTGGTCAGAACTGCTAAACACAAACATAACTATTCCCTCTGACACTAACATACTGACCTATGTTTTGAAAGAGGGATTTTTTATTTAAACTATTATGAAAACACTATTTGACAATTTAAAAGAAGAACACAAAGAACAATTAAAAGAAATGTTGCCGTTATACCCAAGCGCATACGCAGCGCTGATTAAAACATTAGAAGATAACTATCTTTATTCACATTTAACAGTATCGGAAGCATATAGCTTGTTGATGAATACCAGTAACAAAACTTTTAACATTATTAACCTTTCAGACCTATTTTATGAGTAAAGATTTATTCCAACTAATGAGAGAGCAGGAGGTTCAAACACAGAATTTCCTGCCAAACAAAAAAGAGATTCAATTCTCTGCAACCAAATTTATAACTGATGTTATAGATGGCGGAGAAGTTGACAAGTACGAACTCCTGGCACAAGCTAAAAGAATGCAGGAAGCGCTCGATGTAATTACTGCTAAAATTTTAGAAGTAGTGCCACAAGAAAACTTTGAGGCTTTTGGCCTTAAAGGAACGTTTAGAAATGGTGGTGAAACCATAAACTATAAAGATGATTTTAAATGGTCTGAAATCAAAGAAAAATTATCAGAAAGGGAAATGCTCCTAAAGGTAGCTTTAAAGTCTAATTCAACAATTTATGATGATGATGGGGTTGAAGTAACAAGAGTAAGCACATCACCACGCAAAGATACTTTAGCTATCTCTTGGTAATTAATAAAAAATAGAGTAAATTTATAAAATAATATTAACAGATGCAAGGTTTGGGCATCTTAATTTCAAACCATAAATAAATAATAATATTATGAGTAATCGCAAACAAGCCTTTGCACAACCGCAAAGCAATCCATCAACAAAGTTTATCGAGTGGAAATCAAATGACAAGTGCTTTGAGTACTATGACAAAGAAGCTCAAAAGAAAGTACAAATTCCTTTACCATTTAAGTTTTTAGTTCTTGATGAACTACATACTGTTAAAGGTTGGAATGATGCCACAAGTAGTAGCATTTATTCTAATGAGGTTAAATTCATTTCTAAAGAGGAGATGACTGTTAAACCATTCAAAGGCAATGAAATTGCCAAAGGTCTTTACAAAGACATTAAGGAAAAAATTGTTGCAGCAGGTGGCCATTATACGAGAAGCATTTATGTTATGCTTGAAGATGGATCATTGGCCAATATTCAATTAAAAGGAAGCGCAACACAACAATGGGGTGATTTTACGCAAAAGACTCGTTCCAGGTTAGCTGATGAGTGGATTATTGTTAAAGATACCAAAGATGGCAAAAAGGGAGCTGTTAAGTTTTCAATGCCAAACTTTGTATTTGAGAAGTCTTTAAGCGAATCTGAAGCCAAACAAGCGGATGAGTGCTTTGACATATTAGAAGCATACCTTAAAACCTATTTAGTCAAACAAGATGTCAACAATATTGAGGTTGTTTTAAATGGTGACATTGCCAATGACTTTAATGAATCGCAAGAAGCTTCAGAGTTTGATGA